TTTTTTTTCATTTTTCCAATTTCTTTTTACCATGCCAGTGATAAAACTATTTTCGTATTACATGTTGACACTGTCACTTGTACTGTTTACACTGTCAACATCAACCAACAACTGAGGCAAAACAAAATGACCCACGCAATCATCGAGTGCTACAACTACGAAAGAAGCAAAAAGGTAGCTTTGCGCGACCTGCGAAAATGGCTGGCTCGCGGCTGGATTGTCGTCGAGTACATCTGACCACCTAAAGCCCCAGCAATGGGGCATCAACAACACACCAGAGGAAAAACCATGAAAAAAGAACAACTACAAGCCTTGCTACTATTCGCAGCCAAAAAAGACGTTCGTTTCTACCTTAACGGCATCTATTCAGACCCAACAGGCTACCTTGTGGCCACGGACGGACATCGTATCCTTTACATTAAAACGGGTGAACCTGGTTTTGATTTAATCATCCCTCGCGAAGCGGCAGACGCGGCTGTCAAAATGGCCAAGAAAGGCCAAGAAATACCGTTGACCGCGACATCCCTCGGGCAGGTAACCTACACGCCAGTTGATGGCAAATATCCCGACTGGCGTCGGGTAATACCTGGCAGTGATAACCTGCACCCTAACCCGCAATGCCTGTTCGAATGGCAATATCTGACAGATGCAGAGAAAGCGTTCAAGTTAATGGGTGCTGACGGTGCTCAATTGGGCTTCAGTGCAGGCGAGGCGATTCTCGCTAACGGTAACGCTGTCGCGCTTGTAATGGGGCAGCGTAGACGCGGAGCATATTTAGAATCATATCCAGCACCACTTTAACCAGAGGAACCACAAAATGAACATCGACTTTGTACAGATGGAAAGATACCAGGCTCTAGACGATATGTTCGAAAACCCCCGCGCAGATTGGTGCTACCATAAATCCGTTGACATCATGGAAGTCGTTGCTTGGGACGATGAAGTCCAAGCAGCGTATACATACACCTATGCTTGCGACACCAAGGAGACCGGTAGGCGGTTTTACGGTATGCTTCAACTCAAAACCATTTCATAAATGATGCCCCAATAATGGGGCAACACAACCAGAGGAAAAACCATGATATACGATAGACACGTAAAAGCATTTAAAAATGTCAAAGCCGGTGTAATGTTAAAAGACGGTAAACAATTGGGAACGTTGGCATTCAAGTATGGCGCAAGCCGTGTTACCTGCTACTTGCACATTTTCGGTACTCAAATGGTATCAGGTAGCGCTGACGGCTACGGTTACGATAAAACAACCGCAGCGTTTGCCGCAGCCTGTAACAACACACAGGAGCTTAAAACCGTTGCATATGACGGCCAATCATTCGAGCAAATACTACTTGCGCATGACATCACTTACATGGTGGCGGTATGAAATACACCTATTACCGGGTAATTCAAGGCAACTATGGTCACGGCTGGAATGATGAAGACTTCCACGAATGCGGCGGCGATTTTCACACGCGTGATTATAAAGCGTTTAAGGATAATCTGAGGGCGTACCGTGAAAACGGTGGCGGCATTTATCGAGTAATCAAACGAAGAGAATTAAACAATGCAAACACTCGAAATCCTGAACAACTGCGCGAAGTTTACCCCGCGCATGAGCACAACATCGAACCCGTTGCACTTTACTTGGTGAACGATAAAGAACAAGCGCGCTTGTTGGGCGTAACCGTCAATGCAAATTTTGAATCATACTAAGGTTTAAGACTATGAACGCAAGAAAAAACCTTTTAGAACGAATTAAGGTGGCTGGATACCATGGTCATTATCGAGAAGGTACACGCCTTTATTGTGAAAACAGAATAAGCCGAAAGGTGTACGAAGAAGCTTGGCAACTAGGGCGAGCACTCAAAGCCAATGGTGCTAAGTGCACATGTCGCGAATGTGAGGTAAGACTATGAACGATAAAGAACAAGCCCGAACGTTGGGCGTAACAGTCAACGCCATTCGTTTATGGCGTAGAGGACTTCGCAAACCACACCCAAGCGTCGAACGGCTACAGGAGCTGCTAGAACTCACCCGCTTAATGGCGCCTGCTGTCTACAAGGCTTATATTGAGGGTCTGAAGTGATTACTATTCTACTAGCCGCAGTAATCACGGCATTGATAATCAAAAAAATAAAGGGGCGTTAAGCCCCTTTTTCATTCCTCCAGCAAGTGTTGTGCGGCTACCCTTGGCGGTGGGGTACCTTTTCGACTGTGCCGGTACTGGTGCGCCCTATCGCGTGCCTTAGCTGCGACAACTGCCACAATATACTCTTTAAACTGCTCGACTATTCGCTTATTGAGCGCCCATTCTGCCCGGTGCGCTAAAACCTTAGCGCCATCGTCCAGGCGCTTAATGTAATTCTCGTCTTCAAGCCTGCCTAACGCTGCAAATATTTTCTGTTCTTGCTGCCACTGATGCATCCCTGCTAGCTGCGCCCTTGCGCTTGCGCGAATATCGCATAGGGTAAAACTATCATGGTCTACCGCACGCACACACACCCAGTCAACTACCCAATTATCGAACTTGTCCAGGCCTGCAAACTCGCACAAGGTATAGCGTAACGCTGGCACAATATATTCTTGGGTGATTCTAATGGCGCGCTGCATTGTTTCGGCACTCACTACTGTGCTAAAAGGATGCTCGACGCAGTGCATAATAAGCGCCAGGCGGCCGCAAGTGCCCTCTAGTTTGCTGTAAGCGGTTAAGAACCCCTCGGCTAGTTCCAGTAATTCGTAGTCCTCTTTTTGGTCGTAGAACCACACGCGGAAGTTATGGTAGTCGTGCGCGGCTCGGTCGCTTAGGGTGTAGTTCTGTGGCGGCATACTGAATGCAAGGCGCAAGGCGGCCTCATATTGGGGCTTGTTCTGCAAGAAGTCGGGAATAATCTGGCCTAGTTGGTGCGCCTTGGTTTGCTTAGTTGTTACGGCTGGAATGAAACGCTGCAAGAGGCCATCTTGAGCTAGTTGCTTGGCGCGTAAGAGAAACACTTCGGGCTGAATGTTACCGTAGATAGAAACCGCGAAGTTCTCGGCCGATAGTGTGCCATCGCCTACCCTGTCCATGCGATAAGTGCGGCCTTCGTAACCTTGCACCCAAGAGCTACGGTCGTCGCCACTTTTCGGGTCGGTTACTTTCGCAACCCATGAGGCCATTTCATCGAGCACACACGCGACACCTCTAGGTCGCTCAGCGGCTATCCGTACAAGCTTCTGGCTGGTCACATCGGTTACTTTGAGCACAAGCGCGGCAGGCTTAACAGGCTGGTCTAATACAGTAGGCGCACCATCGCCTAGGAGCGACTCAGGTGACGCACAATAGTCTAGGTATGCCTTATGGCTAGATGCCCAAGCAGCTTCTCTACCTTCGTAGTCCAGCATCTTTAGAGCATGGCTTGGCCGGTCTTCCAGTTCGAGTTGTTCCAGTACACCAAAGAGCGGGTCACTGCCAGGTGACTTTTTATCACCAGGTGGGCCTATGACCATCATCCACAGAATAGGCGGCACTTTGAAATCACCTAAGAGCGTTAACCTAGAACGCGAGTCGATGCACGCACACGCTGCCGATAGAGCCGCCCAAGCCGGAACTGTAACATCACAGCCGCGAGTAGTGGCGACTTCTCTAGCACGCCTAGCCAACACCGGAGGCAGTAGGTCAACATCGAGCTTGGGCGGTCTAGGGCGTAGGTCGAGTAGCTCGTCAGGTGTTGCTGTGATGTCTGCGAATAGGTGGGAGTAGTCTTGTGGTGGGCGCTCCCAACCGTGTTCCTTTGCGTGGTGAAATAGGGTGGCTATGTGGATAGCTCGGTCGGGCTTGAATGACTCCCACTGACCTAAAATTTCGCGCTCCCCTTTGTACTTGTCGCCTCCTCTTGCACTCCAAGAACTCCACACTTCAAACGCTTGTTCGTGCTGTGTCGAGTGTAAGGCCATGCCGCACTCTATCCATGTCTGGCGCCCACAGTCGGCAGGAATGCACGCTAGAGCGGCTTTGACATCGTCCCAGCACACTTTAACCCCGTCCCCGCTGTCGATAGTGTGTAGCGCGTTTTTCACAAGCATGTTCTGCCACAGAGCGAGCAGTTCGGTGGGTACCACGGGCAGGCGCATCCAGTGGCCTTTACCTGCCCATCGGTAAGGTTGTTTGGTCTCAGGGTGGATTGTAGGCGGCAGGATGTCTTGCAGAGTGGTGTTTGTGCTAGTGCCACACCGTAGTTCAAAGATTACCTTCCCAGCTTTCTGTACTTTTTTGCTTTCGAGCACGATACCGAGCGGCATCATGTAGAGCAGCTTGCCGCGCCCAGCACGACCACTGTCGATGATTACTGCATCGGGAGCATTGTAGAGCGTGTTTAAGTTAATGCCATCGTCTAAGAGCATGTTTAGAGCCGTGTCCCAGTCGTCTATATCTAGCGCCATGGTGCCGCTATAGGCGTGGGCTATACCGATGCCCCAGCCTGGCGGTAGCTGGCCTTCCTTGAGCGCGTTTTCTCGCTTGTTCCATCCTTCGTGCGTGGGGCCTTTAGTGCCTGGTGGTACGGGTACAAGTGACCATCCGTATCTGATATAAGCATCGACTGAAGCGGGGTGTTGTTGAACTGGTTGCATGATTTAACCTTTTTTTGTTTTGGCTGTTGCATAGTGTAATTCACTGTATTACAATTTACAACAACGACACACAAGAGGCGTTGAAATGAAGAAACTTAAAAATGTAGTTTTCACTGTAAGAATGGAGGAGGCGGAATGCAGGCGATATAAGAAGTTCGCCAGTAAGTACGGCACCCCCAGTGATGTAGCTAGGGAGTTGTTTAACGCCCTGGTAGATAACCGATTAACAATATCACCACCTGAAACCCCTGCGAAAACAATCACTAATCTTTGGAGAATGAACAATGAAACATATTGAACTTATGGCTGAATGTGTACTTGGTAATATTCGAGTGCTAGAGCGTCTATTAGACACACTACCGCAGGCACAACAAGAAGCAGTGGCTAACATAGTAGCCCAAGCCCCTGTGTTAGCGCCACCCGCTCCTGTTGCCCCATCATCGGCGCTTGTGGTGCAGCAACCTGTGCTCACTCCACCACCCGCTCCTGCTCCTGTGGTAGCCGCTCCTGTGGTAGCCGCTCCTGTGGTAGCCGCTCCTGTGGTAGCCGCTCCTGTGGTAGCCGCTGCACCCTTCACCACACCTAACGAGATGATAGCGTGGGTTACTACTAAATGGCGCACCCTAGGCCCAGTCAAAGGCGCTGAAATTCAAACAGTAGTTCAGTCGCTAGGGTTCGAGAACATCAACGAACTAACACCTGACAAGTATGCCGAGTTATACGCCAAGGTGGAGGCGTTATGAGTCATAGTAAACTAAGCCCGTCTTCGCGGCACCGCTGGAGCAAGTGCCCTGGTTCGGTACGCGAAGAAGCTAAATATCCCGACAACTCAGGTTTGGCTGCATTAGATGGTACCCGTAGCCATGCAGTGCTAGAGCATTGCTTATTAGAAGATGTAGACCCTTTGTCAATGGTAGGTGAAGGATTTTTGTGCGGTGATGATTCTTTCACTGTAGATGCCGAACGCGCCACCCGTGTAGCGGTAGCCTACAATTATGCGAAGGGGCGCAACTACTCGTCTGAGAAGCGCGTTAACCCTTTTCATTTCGTAGGGCGTGACGACTTAACAGGTACTTGTGATATTGTCATAGTTGACGGTGCAGAGCTTGAGATTGTCGACTACAAGGACGGGTTCACTCCTGTGAGTGCTGTCGATAATGCTCAGATGGAGATTTACGCACTGGGTGAGTTGACTGAACATCTAGACGGGCGCTTTGAAACGGTTAAAATGACAATTATCCAGCCCAAGGCGTTCCCACAAATCAACTCGCACACTGTTACAATAGCCGAGTTGTTAGCTAAGGTGCCTGATATTAAGGCGCAAGCTGCCGCCACTGATGACCCTAGCGCACCGTTGGTACCTGGTGAGTCACAGTGCAAGTGGTGCAAGGCTAAGGGTAACTGCCCTGCATTGGTCAATCACTCGCTTGAGCTTGTGAATGTGTCATTGCTTGACCCTGCTGCTATCAATGACCCTTCTGTTATGAGTGATGAACAACTGGCTAAGGTACTGGAAGCTGCACCACTTGTTCGCACAATGCTGGCAAGTGCTGATGAAGAAGTATTGAAGCGGTTGCAGGCGGGTAATAGTGTGCCTGGGTTTAAGCTGGTGAACGGTCGCGGTAGTCGCCAGTGGGCGTTATCTGATGACGAAATAGCCGAGAAACTCAAGAAAATGGGCGTACCTAAGACGGCCATTTATAAAACTGAGTTGGTATCAGTGGCGCAGGCTGAGAAGCTAACTTGGGAAAAGAACGGTGAGAAGCAAAGCCTATCGGCTAGGCAACTCGCAACGATGAAGCAGGAGTATGTTGTAACTAAAGCAGGTAAGCTAACAGTAGCACCCGAATCAGACCCTAGGCAGGCTGTGACGGTTGATGTAAGTAGCCTATTTCAACTTCCAAAATGGTTAACCGGAGAATAAACAAATGAGTATTGTCGTATTAAGTAATGTCCGAATTTCGTTCCCTCACTTAAAAGAACCCCAATCTTCGACACAAGGCGGCACCCCCACCTATAACGCTGTGTTTATCGTACCACCCACTCACACTGGGTATGCCGATTTTATGAAGCAGGTAGGAGTAATCGCACAAGATAAGTGGAAGGAAAAGGCCGCTGATGTAATGAATATCATCAACGCTGACGCCAAAAAGCGTTGTTATGCTGATGGCAGCACTAAGGTTAACCAAAAGACATTTAAAGTCTATGACGGGTACGAAGGCAACATTGTTATTTCAGCCAACAACAAAAACGCCCCTCAGATTTTTGACGAGAAAGGCGTTAAAGTTGACCCGAACAACAGCATGACCTACAAGTCAGAAGCAGGGAAAATCTACGGTGGATGCTATGTGAATGCCGTGGTTAAGCCTTGGGTGCAAGCTAATACCCATGGTGTAGGTATTCGGTGTGAGTTAGTAGCTGTACAGTTCCTTGCTGATGGTGAGAGCTTCGGTGGTGACGCTACCCCTGATGTAAGCGGTGTGTTCGGCGCTACTGCTGCTCCCGCTGGCCTTCCTCCATTCATGATGACCTAATCACCTGTGCGCCCATGGACGGGCGCGGAGTATCTATTATGAAATGGGTTTATGATATTGAGACATACCCTAATGTGTTCACTTGCGCGTTTGAAGCCGTTGACGCGCCTGTTAAGTTGTTTTACGAGGTGTCACCTTGGCGCAATGACTCAACCGAGTTTCTAGCGTTTTTGCAGTCGCAAACCAATTCCACAATGGTTGGGTTTAACAATGTGGGGTTCGATTACCCTATATTGCACATGATTATGAAAATGGGTGTAGTTAACCCAAGCATCATTTACGAAAAGGCTCAGGCGGTCATTGAGTCGGAAGACTGGACGCATCATGTACACCCTTCGAGCAGGTTCATTCCTCAAATCGACTTGTTGAAGGTTCACCACTTCGACAACAAGGCGCGAATGACAAGTCTAAAGGCGCTTGAGTTCGTCATGAAAGCCGACAATGTGGAGGATTTACCTTTCCCACCTGGTACTGTGCTCAACCGCGACCAAATTCAAGTGTTGAAGCACTACAACCAACATGACGTGAGCATGACTAAGGCGTTCTACCTTGAATCGTTAGACATGATACGGTTCCGAGAAGAACTAAGCCGTAAGTTCGACCGTGATTTCATGAACCATAACGACACCAAAATCGGCAAAGACTTCTTCATCATGCGGTTAGAGCAGGCAGGCATCCAGTGTTACGATTACGACCGTAACGGGCGCACCCCCATACAAACCAAGCGTCCTGTGATAAATTTAAATGATGCCATACTACCGTGGATTAAGTTTCAACAACCTGAATTTAATAGGGTGTTGAAGTGGCTTAAATCGCAGTCAATCACTGAGACAAAGGGTGTTTTTAAGGATGTAGTTGCGCGAGTTGGTGGAATTGACTTCGTGTTCGGGCTGGGTGGTATTCATGGCTCGATTGAGTCGCAGGTAGTTGAATCTACTGACACTCACACGATTATCGATATTGATGTGGAGTCTTACTACCCGTCCACAGCTATTGCTCAACGATTCAAGCCAGCACATTACCCTGATATTTTTTGCGACATTTACGCCAACTTGAAAGAAGAACGCAAGAAGTACCCCAAGAATACTGCCGAGAACGCAATGCTTAAGCTTGCATTGAACGGTGTTTATGGTGACTCTAACAACCCATTCAGCGTGTTCTATGACCCGCTAATGACCATGCAGATTACGCTTAACGGGCAACTGCTGCTGTGCTACCTGGTCGAGAAGCTAATTGAGAATGTGGAATACATTAGCATTATCCAAGCTAACACGGATGGTGTCACGGTTAAAATCCCAAGGGGTGTGCGTGATGTTTTCAACGAGGTGGTGGAAGGCTGGGAGTCTGTAACCAAGTTGAAGATGGAGCAAGTCGAGTACAAGCGCATGTTCATTCGAGATGTGAACAATTACATAGCTGAGACCGTGGACGGTAAGCGCAAGTTCAAAGGTGCCTACATGTATAAGCGCGGGTGGCACCAAGACCATAGTGCGCTTGTAATCCCGAAGGTTGCTGAAAAGGTGCTGCTAGACGGTGCGCCAATTCGAGAAACGGTTATTAACTGGCCTGATAAAATGGACTTCATGCTTAAAGTCAAAGTGCCGCGCACAAGCCACTTAACGATTGACGATAAACCGCTACAACGCATCACCCGCTACTATGTTTCAACTGATGGAGGTTCATTGTTTAAATGGATGCCACCGCTTAAGGGTAAAACTGACTGGCGCAAAATCGGTGTAGAGTGTGGGTGGAAGGTAACACCTTGCAATGATATTAAAGATGCCGTTATACCGATTGATTACGAATACTACATTCAAGAGGTTGAAAAATTATGTCTGATACTGCGTTAAAAAATCAGGTAGGTGGTAATCATTATTCAAAGTTAGCGATTCAACCAGTCGAGTATATCCACCGAAATAGCATACCGTTCATCGAGGGTAGCGTCATCAAGTATGTAACCCGCTGGCGTGATAAAGGCGGAATTAAAGACCTGGAGAAAGCCAAACACTTTATTGAATTATTGTTGGAATTTGAAAATGCTAGAGAAACAAATCGAAAAGAAGGTGTGTGATTTCGCCAAGGTGAAGGGCTTGCTGTGCTACAAGTTCGTAAGCCCTGGTAATGCTGGAGTACCTGACCGAATGTTTGTGCTACCCAACGGTGGGGTGTTTTTTATCGAGTTTAAACAACTCGGTAAAAAGCCTAACCCATTGCAGGAGCGTGAGGCGTTGAAACTCACTAGCAGAGGTTGCCCTGTTTTCGTTATCGATAATGTCACCGAAGGATTGGTGACTATACAGCAGATGGTTGACCAATGTTAACGCCTGACAAGCTGCATCTGTACCAGAAGAAGGCCGTAAACCATCAATGCACCCATGCCGCCACAATGATGTGGCTGGATATGGGTCTGGGTAAAACGGTGATTACTTTGACGAGTATTGCCCACCTGTTAAACACTGGGTTCTTGAATGCCGTGATTATCGTTGCACCTATTCGCGTTATTCGCCTGGTGTGGAAGCAGGAGGCCGCGAAATGGGAGCACACCAAGAACCTAACATTCAGCATGTTGACAGGCACCCGCGACCAACGCACCCGCGCACTGCTGAAACCGGCTAATGTTTACCTGGTGAACTATGAAAACTTGGGGTGGTTGGCCGAGACACTGAATACATATTTCGTGAGTAAAGACAAGCCGTTACCGTTCAACGGTATTGTCTGGGACGAAATCAGTAAGTGTAAAAACTCAAACACTCAGCGGGTTAAGTCAGTTCGCAAGATATTACCTGCCATGAAGTGGATAACTGGTTTAACTGGTACACCTGCCAGCAACGGTTACAAAGACCTGCATGGTCAATATCTGGTGGTGGACGGTGGCGCTAGGCTGGGCACTTCGAAAACAGCATTCAGGCAGCGGTTTTATTACAAAGCTGGTCCATTCAAAGAGATACCCTATGACGACACCGAGAGTCGCATTAAAGAGCTTATAGGTGATATTACCCTTGAGATGTCAGCCGAGGATTACAACCCGTTACCTGATTTGATTGTGAACAACATCGAAATCGTAATGCCACCGTCACTTCGCGCCATGTACGACAAAATGGAAAAAGAGTTTTTCCTGCAACTAGACAGTGGTGCTACTGTTGAAGTGTTCAACCAAGCAAGCTTGACTAACAAGTGCTTGCAGTTCAGCAACGGCTGCATGTACCCAATGCCAGGCTTGCCTATGTGGGAAGCAATTCACGACCTTAAACTAGACGCTTTGGAAGAAATAGTTGATGAAGCCCAAGGCAGCCCTGTGCTGTGCGCTTACTCATACCGCAGCGATGCCCAACGCATTATGGAGCGGTTTAAACACCTTCGACCCATCAACCTAACCGAGTGCAAGACCGAAGCATCATTGGTCAACGCAATGCACCGATGGCAGACGGGTGACTGCGCGCTAATGATAGGGCACCCTGCTAGTATGGGCCACGGCATTGACGGGTTACAGAAAACTGGGCATATACTCACTTGGTTTGGCCTTAACTGGAGCCTTGACCTTTACGAGCAATTCAATGCCCGATTGAGGCGACAAGGCGCGGGTGTACCTATCAAGTGTCACCGCATTCTAATGGCCGATACCCTTGACCAAGCGCAAGCAATGGCGCTTGACGACAAAGCCCAAACGCAACAAGGTTTGAGAAACGCAATTAAAAAATATCGTGAAAATAAAAGTTGACGAATGTAATACCGTGTAATACTATTATCTAAACCAATCAATGAGGCACAATAAATGAAAGACTTAATAATTCAATGGGCGAAAGACCGAAAGATAATACCTAATAGCACCACGCGCATTCAATGCTTAAAAGCCGTTAGTGAGTTAGGCGAACTGGCAGACGCACTTATTAAACACGACACCGAGTCAGTTTGTGACGCTATCGGTGATGTAATGGTGTGCTATTACATTGCATGTGACTTAGCAAAACACGCTCAGTGTTATGATGCGTTAGATATTCTTGAATCCATGGTGATGATGCTTACCGAAATGCACACTGCTGATATTGTGTCAGGCAAAGTCCCTGATTTATTGAGTTACATTGCTGCAACCGAAGGGTTAAAGTTAGACGACTGCATCGAGCACGCTTACAACATAATCAAAGACCGTAAGGGTGAATTGTTACCCAACGGTGTGTTCGTTAAGGAGGAAATAGTATGCTTATGAAGCCTTACACCAACGGCCTATATTACGCCAAGTTTAACGGTCACGAGTATGTGGCTAAGTCGAGAGGCGAGCTAATGGCGCTTTGTTACAGGGTGAAACAATGAACAGTTTATACGCTAGATTATCAGTCCGCACCGAGATTGAAAATAAAGACGCGATTAGACGGCAGTTAAATGCTGATGTGGAAGCGTTTAAAAAGGCAGGTGGTAAAATTGTAGAAGTTAGTAATTTCCGTGAACCACACCCGACACAAGACGAACTAAATCAACTCCGCAAACGCTTTAAGAACGTCAGGATTGATTACAACCCGTCATCGTTCGAGTGGCATGTTTACAACGGTGGAAACAAATTCCACGTGTTTCAGAGTAAATCCATGATGCTAGGTACACTGGGGAAAGATGATGAACGCTTTAAACGATAATTTGAAATGGGAGTCACATTGCGCCATTGCAGAAGGTGTGAAGGCGTTACCTGGTACCAAGTGCCCTTACAGTAAACACGGTGAGATACACCAATGGGGTGCCTGGTTAGCAGGTCATTACGATAAACACGGTCAAGCGGCTTGGGAGGCGGCTAGAAGATGAAATACTGCCACATTTGCAGCGACACCGTAACGACTGGGCGCGACTTACACCGCGTCCGCAACATTGACTTGTTATGAGAGCGATTTAACTATGAAATGGGTTTCTGTTGACGATTATTTACCGCCTATTGGCACCGAAGTTTTGTGCTTTAGGCCGAACTCTTTGCTTGATTACAATGATGATCCGCTTCGGATGTGCGCAAGAAAGCCAAATGGTAGATTTACAGGTGCACACGAAGTTACACACTGGCTTGACATGGACATGCCGCCCGGATGGACAAGCGAGCACGAAAAGCGGCAACACTCATAACAACCACTTATGCGGAAAGTTTCCGCATTTTATTAAGATAACCACAGAGTAATAAACATGAACAAAGAAGACGCCTTAAAAATTATGCGGTTACTATCAGCAATTGAAGGCTGGTCTTTCGGAGTTAAAGACCACATGCCTGACTATTTAGTCTCTGAGTCCGAGGAGGTTTGCAAAGTCCTTGAAAAAATCGTTTTAGCTGATAATTGAAACAAACCGGCAAGCCTCTAAACTATGCTCAACATGCAACCTGAATTTACAGGTATTACCTAGGCCGTTGGGGGGGGTTCCCGATGGAGGCCACCTAGGTTCGGGTATCCCTGCCGTGACAAGCGGCTGACACCGCGGAAAGACGCGGACCTAATTACATTTCGGAGGCAACTAATGAAAGATGAATATCGTGCAATTGCATTTTTACTTCTAGGGTTAGTCATGCTTATCACTGTAAGCATTACACACCTTTAATCTTCTCGACGGTGCGCATGGCACCAAGCCCTAACATTCCCATCAGCACTGTACTTAGCGCGTCAGTGTTGATTATCGGGAATGCTCCTGAGTACCCAAATAACACACTTGCTGTAAACCTTAAAAACGGTTCGACAATGAAGTCGTAGGCCAACGCTGTACCGCACACCCACCCGATAAAAGGCCGCCAGCCTGCGACAAATACCGATGTACTAGCCGCTTCCACCTTGTTTATTTCGGTCTGGGCTAAGATTAGCTGCACCTGTGCGCTAAGTCTCTCGCTGTCACCTGCCGCGTGTAGCTTCTCTAGTTCCAATACTGCCTGCGCCTTAGCTTGCGGGTCGGGTATGAACTTGTCGAGTGCAGTCTTGCCTATATCCAGTAGCGCAGTGATTGGGTCTAGGCTCATAGGCTTACCAGTTGCTCTGCTATTCTTCGCGCCCATCCTTTAGCGAAGGTATCCCACGGGCGTAGCTCGGTCATAAACCGCAACCGACACCCCAGGTATCTGGCTGTGATTGTGTCAGGGTAGAATTTGCTCACAGCGTGTTCGGTCATTTTACCAAACACACCATCTTCGGTCACACCCAATGCCCGTTGTAGCAGTATTATTGCCTGCTTAACCCCGCTGTTCACCGCACAGTCAAATAGTGCGAAGTCTAGGTCAACGGGTAGGTCGTCGCATCGGCATTTATCCCAAAAGTCGCGCTTGTAGATTGCCTTAGCATCATCTTGGGTTAGGCTCTTTATATCCAATGTAGGGTATGAACGCTTACTGATTCCCCAGTTCGTTTCACCACCAGGGTCTTTCGGGTTATTCACATAACCGCCTTCGTTACCCAGTAGTCGAGTGAAGCATTCATCGAAGCGTGTCATTTCTTGTTCTTCCATGAAAGGTAGATTTCACGAGCCGTTTTAATGACCATTAGCGTTAAGTAAACCGCACTAGCCGCACTTGCATAACTGGCTAACGGTGACGCCATTATGTGCTTTGCTACTTCCACCTTTTCGTCAATCTGTGGTGCCACTACTCCCACGCTGGCTATCGGCACTGCTATCCAGTGCAGCAGTCTCTCCATTAAGGGGTTCAAGTGTTCCGCATGTTCGAGATGATTCATTGTAGGCCCTAACCCAAGACGTTATTGCGCGTAGTAGTGCCGTTACCGTAACCGCTACGCTCAGGATGGTATTGTAGTCGTCTAAGCTCATTGCTTAGTAATCCTAATATCAAGGCCGCTATTTCTGTTACAAGTAGTGTGGTCATTACAACCTCATAATATCGGTCTACGATTACTACATCTAATGAATAGCCGACAACCATAACTACATTATAGAACAAGGCGACTACCTCACACCCTGCTACAACCAATGCGCATGGTTTACGCGATAAAGACAAAGCAAACAACGCTAACGACAATGACAAAGCAGACCGAGCTGCTAACTCGGTCTGCCAAGTGAACGAGTCACCTAACGGGGTGAAGTAAACCATTAAGACCACCCCTATTAACGTCAGACTCTTGTTCATTTACCCTTGGGCTTCCCCTTAGGTGGGTTAGCTGGTTTAGATTTAACAGGCATAATGAATCCTACTTGGTGAGTGAGTTTTGGTTTTCTTTATCGGGTGCTAAAGCGTTACCTGCTGCGGCAGGCAATGCACCTTTGCTCATTTTAACATCTTTCAGTGCTTTTATCACCGCTGACTTTTCACTAGCTGGTAAAGTGTCAAGTACTTTCGCGAATTCTTCGGGTGTTTTAGCGGCTTCTTTCAGTTTCGAGATAGTCGCCTCAGACACGCTTAACCCTATCTTGTTAAGTGACCTAATTGCCACATTGTAAGCGGTATTAAGTGGGTAATAATCGACTATCTTAGGCGTAGGTTTGATAATTTTGAGCAGTTCTTTACTACCGCCTTGTGCCGAGTAGTCTTTCATTTTCTGGTCGCGTTTGAGTTGGGTGTTCACATCCTCAATCGCGGTTTTGGCGCTATCAGGTAACAAGTCACCCAGTGTTTTACCTTGGGTTTTAAACCCGCTTTCCTCTAGTGCAGTTCTAACACCTGTGGGCATGTCGTCCAGTGAGTCGGTTAGGTTAACGAAGCTAGACGCGCCTTCCTTCACATCAGATAGCGAGTTGTTCAGCTTGTTGGTCACATAGTTCATCACTACCGACTGATTAACTGGTGCTGAAAATTGCCTGTGTAATTCATCAGCTACACCATAAGCAGGAATGTGTTCGTATAGCTCAGGTTGGTATTTACCTAAAACTGTACGGGCTGTACCCTGAGTAATCTTTGAAGCACTATCGGTAACTTTACCGTATGCAATATCGGCAAGCATTTTTTTAAGATTATGTAATGATTTACCCGACACGGTAGGGTAAATTCGCGCACCTGTTGTAGTACTCATTCTAGTATTGAGGTCGTCGAAATCTAAATCTTTAGCAGCAGCCTCTTTTCGAAGGACGCTTAATTGTTCAGGTGAAATCAAATTAGTGATTATATCGTGGAGTTTAGGTGAAAGAGGTTTAACCGTTGTATCACCTTCTTGCCAGAATGGTGCTACTTCGTCCTTTCTCTTTTGAAGTGCTGCTTGCATGTCGGGCGTTTGTTCTTGCAACTGAGTAAGGCGTTCGTCTACCTGTTGTTCGCGCTTGGCTGTGCGGAATGCCGCATCACCTGGTTCGAGTGCTGCTACACGGGGAGCGTTCACACCGTACCCTATAACAGCTTGTGGCGCGGTTACACCTTCGTCAGCAGTAAGCAGTGCGTTTTTAGTGGCCGCTAGGTTTTCAGCGCCTACTATATCCCGCGCCATTTTACCTGTAGCCACAGGTATGCGCTGCCCTGTTAGTGTATCGAATGTCCAACCTGCTGCATCCAGTAGCGCGTTTTTCGATGAACTGGCTGCACTTTCCACAGCTCGCCCGACTGGGCTACTTTTGATAGCATTTACTGCGGCACCTGCGCCTGCTTTGCGCGCTAACCCCGCACCGCCTTGCAGTAGTCCTGTAATATCTAGTAACGCGCCTGCGGGGTCTTCTGCGGCTGTACGCTTTATGTTCTCGTACCCACCGTAGCGTTCAGCCAGTGCGCCACCTGCTGCATTAGCCGAGTCGATAGCAGTCTTGAGAATGTCGCTTTTGCTGGCAAGCATCTCATCCAGTTGCTTGCGGTCTAAGCCTGGCAGTGTACCGGCTAAAGCAGTGCCACCTTTAACAGCGGCACCACCTAGAGTATTAACCATGCCTGGTGAAACATCCCACATTGCTTGAAGGGTAGGATAGTCTTCAAGGGTTTCTCTTTTCACGAATGCGAATGCAGGTGAACCCACTACACCACCCACCATCGTGCCTAACCCCTTTGCCGTCTTAGCAATACTGCTAGGCGCGTTTGCAAGTGACTCTAACGGTACCTGCGACAACTTGTAAGTTCGAGGGGTGCTAACCTTCTCTGCGGGCGCGCTAACCTTCTCAACGGGTGCGCTTAGGTGAGGGTGCTGGCGCATTACTTCAGCTTTGACTTGCTCAGTTGTTGCACCTTCAGGGCCATCAATTTGATATGTCTTACCATCGGGCGCGGCTATGCTGTAAGTAGGCATTATTTATCTCCCACTACGGTAGCTGTGCCCCATCCACCAACGGCAGCAGGCTTGGTAAGCCCACGGTAAGCGTAGGTCTCATTGTACGCATCTTCAGTGCGTTTTTTGACTTCTTCCACTGTTCGTTTATAGTCCAACAGTGCCTGTTGGTATTTTTCTTTACTTTCTGCCTGGTTTAACTTAGTAGCGGCTTCTTTAATCAAGCGCATATCAGCATCCGATGTGTTACCTAGCGCGGCACCTGTAGGTGAGTTAGCGCGCATATCGCTGATTTTGTTAATTGCACTCGCAGCCACTAGGTTATTGTGGTATGTCTGAGCGTTAACAGCATCTTCTGCCAAATTAAACGTCATTGATGCAATAGGGCCAGTTATTCGCTCTAAGCCTTCATGCTGATACATTTTATCAATGTCAAGTAGCGTGTTGTTCAGTGAGTCCATTGCCGCCTGATACGACTGTGTTGCTTTAGGGTACGCAGCCTCGCGCTTAGCGCGGTCTTTAGTGCTTAGTCTCTCGGCTTGCCGGTCTAACTCTTGCTGCACTAGGTTGGCTTTAGGGTCGGCCTTCAAGGTAGCAATTGTTGACCTAGTGATAGTAGGGTTATTCAGCCATTCACGGGGTACCCTTCCTTCGTTAACTGCTACCCCGAGTAGTTCTTCATCTTCGGGTGACAGTCCTTTAGTTGTTTGGTCACGGTTGCGGTCTTGCATGTCGTGCCAGCGAATGTCCTCGGCCAGTCGTCCAGCCGCGTCACGCTCAGTGGCTTGGTTATGACGAGAAGTTTCACCGAGTTGCGCTTGTTTGTTCAGGTGCTCGAAAAACTTATCGGCACCGAGTACCGCACTTGCTTTGAAGTTCTCCAACTGCTCAGGGGTTCTGATTCCTTCAATGGTAGCCATCGACTGCCCAGCATCAATGCCTGCATCAGACAACATTTTGCCCGTGAATGCGTCCGAATGGTTGGCCTTATGCCACTGCATAGGCGTGATTAAGCCTTGCATAAGTTGCTGGTTTCGCGTGTCTTGACGCGACTTGGCTTGTGCCATTTCTTCTTGGTACTGCGCCTTCTGCCTCTCGGCTACACCTGTGCTCAAATCCCAGTCACCTTGACCAGCCAACTCTTTGCGCATTGCTTCTAAGTCAGTTTTACCTTGTGGGTCGGTGTACTTTTTAGCTAGTGCGTTAACCACATTTCGGTTGCGAATGGCGCGTTCTGCTTCCATGCTTTGCAAGTCGTTACCGCGAAGCTGTGAGATAGCCAGTGCATTCTTAATGGGGTTATCAATGGTGACAGGCGTTCCGCCACTAGCGATTAGTTCGTTAATAGCCATTACACTATTCCACTACTGGTATTATTAAAATCGCCCAATCCTCTACCGGATTGGAGTGCGTTAGTTCGTGCGTTGTAAGCATTCAGTGCTTGGTTGCCTTGGTAGTAGTTGGTAAGACCGCTAATGCCTTGGTTAAGTGCGTTACCCATGCCCAGGTAACCCGAAGCCCTAGCGTCACCCATTGCACCGTATGCCTTGTCAGCGGCACCTGTTAGGATATTGGCTGATGTTTGTCCTGCGCCCATTAAACTTTGCAATGGTTGCAGTTGGTTACTTCGGTTAATCTGATAACGATTAAATGCGTTCTGGTACTCCTGAGACGCCATGTCCTGCGCGTACTCTTGCCCTGCTCGAAGAGCGTTACCGCCTAACGAACCACCACGCATGGCTGCTTTCCGATCTAATGCTTTAAGCCCTTCCCTCAGTCGAAACTGGTAGCCAGGGTCTTCCTGATAATCGCTCATGCTGAAATCACGGGCATACCTGCCGAAGCCTTCCGCTTTAGGGTCTTTACCAAGCCCCATGTAATCCAGCAATCGGTTCTGGCTAGTTAACCCTGCTTCTCGGAATGGTGCTTGCAGTTCTTCTTGTCGGGCGAGTGAATCCTTCTCGGCTTTGATTTGTGCCTTAGATGCTTTGCGAGCGCTGTACATTCCTACACCAGCACCTACTAATGAGGCACCTGCCACGAAAAATGTCATTGTGTTTTCTCCAATAATGACTGTTTCAGCACATTACCTGCACCAAACGGACTGTCTGTGTCAGGTTCGACTAATTCATCCTCAGCATCTTCTACGGTAACGCTATCTGCTCGATGAATTGTCATGGTTAAGGTATCAGTAAGTGACAACACCGCCCTTCGGGTACCAGGCTTACTGCAAAATAAATAAGGAGCCGATGCTTCTATTGTACCATCGTCTGTGGTAATTGCGACCGTACCCATTATAATCATGTAAAAGTGTTCTTTTTTATGCACTTTTCCCACCACAAGCATACCGGCTTCCCTGAACACTTGACGGCAGTACATACCACCGTGGAAAATGTGCTCGGTAACAGGTTCGACTTGAGGCATCTGCAACAATGCCTCTTTTAGTGCGGTTACAGGTAGTGTGGTTAAGGCTGTGGTCATTATGTAATTACCATTTATAAGTTAAACATCTTCACCGAATAGCGAGTAAACCGCGTCAAAATAGACTGTTTCCGTTACGGCCCAAACCCATTTAAACCGAACTTCGCTTCCAGACAAGACAATATCGAAAATGTTTTCACTTGCAGGGCTGCCTGCGAGTCGTGTGACAGTAGTTCCGCAGATTAAATACTTAGCAGACTGGCGACCAACCGAAGACAAAACAGATATTGCGATTTCGGCCACATTGTCTACTGTAGAGACCAGACTGAAAATAGCTTGCTCATCGTTTTGAGCCATCGTGTCAGCGATAGTTTTTACCCTATTGACACGAAGCCGCATCGGGTACAAAAGACCGTTTTCACCTATAAAAGCATCGGTTGGGAACTCGCATTTTGGCGCAAGAGTGCCGGTTCCACTGGCGTCAGTAATGTTGACAAATGGAGTAACCGTGACATCCATATCGAAGTATTGAAGGTTGGCCGATGTATTTTGACCAAAAAACCCACCGCCCCCTGCTTTCGTCCAAGCGTTAAAGACATGCTCGCTACCAGAGACGAGCGCGACACCGGAGTTATCTTGTTTAAGGTTTGAGACAGTTAAACGAGTGGTACCAGTTGCCAAGTTTGTGAAAATGGTGCCAGTGCAGTCTTTGAACTCAATGCCATCAATGCTAACGGAGTCAACGTCTCCAAAAGTTTGGAATGCGAAGCCGTTAATATCACGCAGTATTATGTTTGAAAACTTTATTCGAGTTGCCTTTGTGGTGTTGCCTGTGTTCGTAATATAGATGCCGTTGGTGCAAGTTTCGACAATCACGTTATTGACAACAATATCACTCATTGCTGCACCGCTTTGGTCGTTCATCAAAATGAACCCACCGCTGCGCGCTCGCAGGTTTGTTTGGCAGTTAATGTTGTTAATAAATCCGTTATTGCATGGCGCTGATGGTGAGTAACGCGCTGTAAACCCGTAGGTTATAGTGTCGTAGCTAGTGACATTGTTTACAAAGAAGTCAACGGCCTTGATTGCAAAGCCTTGGGTGCCTCCGAATGAAACGAATCCGTTTGTTGTGGCGTTCTGAACATTCTCAATCAGGCAGCAATGGTTGTTCGTATCAGAGCCGATAACCGTCACATTTTCGAGAATAACATCACGGCAATTTACGACAACAATGCCTTCTGTTAATGAAACCAATTTCGAGTCGACACCGATGTTTTTTAGGCTGATACCATTATTACCATCTGATGCAATGGTTGCCTTGATAACAGGCCCTGATGTAAACGTGTTGTTAGATTTGTCGATGGATACAGTCCCGATTCCCACCAGCGTAAAATCGTCATGGTCAATGCTAAGAATAGTATTGCCACAATCAAAAACCGCGTCAGGAACGACCACATAAGGAGCACCGCTTGAGAAAGCAGCTTGAAATGCAGCAGCATTTTGGGATGTCGACGCCGTCGGGCTTGCTCCAAAATCAGTAACGCTAACAAATTCTCGCAGTTTAGCCTGCACCGTGGTGGCAACCGTACCTGTACCAGATTGGATAAATCCGATTAAGCTAGAGCCAGAAGAAGCCGCTAATAACGGCAAAGCATTTTCACCCGAACTGTAGATGTTATCCTCAGTGCGAATAGTGACACCACCACTCGTTTTAAGTATAAACTTGTAGTCTGTGTTATCGGTCAACCATATCTGGTAAGGCACTCGCCCTGCCGAGTCAAGCACGATGGGGTTGCTGTTAGACGCGCCATCACTACCCGATGATGTTTGGTAAGTCGTAGCAGGTGTAACACTGCCTGCTAAGTAGGTGTAAAGTAACCCGCCTGATAAAGGCACACCATTGTTATCGAAGAACTGGGCACCTGCTCCTGCGAGCATTGATAGGCTTACAGTCATTAGGTGAACTCCCGTCCTGAAATGCGAATGTTAAGCGATGTAGCGGCACTGGCTATTGTCGAAATGTAATCCCCTGGTGCAAGGTACTGGCACCATAGCTCAGGAAAAGTATAGGTAGCACCGGCTGCAATACTCTTGGTTTTGATTACTAGGTTCTGGTTGCCTGGTGTGTCGCCCGAAGTTACAAGGTTGATACTGATAGTAGCAGCAGTACCGCTGTAGTTGGTGACTTCAATCGCGCCTATTTCAGTAGTCACATTAGTGGATGTGTACTGGGTAGTTTGAGCGTTCTCCACTATCTTAGCGGGGACAAGTACCTTTAGGTTTACATTCGCCATTTAAGCCTCTTAATTCGATTGGGTAATTACCCAGTTAGTGCCGTCAGATACCAATGTTGCCCACTTTCCGGCAGTGGCTGCTAGTATCGCTGTTCCGGCTGCACCGCCTGTCACAGGTACCACATCGGAAGACGCAGATATCACTGTGTGTGCTTGATAGTTCAACAAGTATAACACGCGCCCTATGGAATCACTCGCACTAGGTAGCGTTACGGTGCAAGTAGAACCTGCTTTGTTGTTAATCAACCACTGGTCGGTAGATGCCACTGTGAAGTCGGCAGTTTTGGTTACAGGTGCGCTTGTTGTAGGAATAGCGTTCAATGCCGCCCATAACCCGCCTATGTTCGGCATAGGTGTAGTATCAACTTCGACCGTCACATTTCTGGATGGTGGTGTTGTGTCGGGATATTCTACTTGCTTTTGAAACAATGGCGCGGCTTGTAAATCCGGTATGGTTACACTACCGCTGCCGCCACCTGTAACATCGAATATGTGCAAAAAGAAACGGTACCATTCACGCGAAATGGTACCGGTACGGGTGTCGGTAAATGGTACCCTGGGTGGTACAATCTGGGTGGGGCTAGGCATTGGTATTACTCAGTAACAACTCGGCACCTGTTATCGTAATCTTCACAGGGTCTGTGCCTGATATTTCATAAACACGGTCGCGGAGTTTGGTTGTCATGCCGAGCCTTCGCCATATTGTGCGAGTACCGTACTTACCTATTTTACCCATGCTTTGCCAATGCTCATTAGACCAAGTGTGCCCACCATCGTCTGACCATCGCAGCATCACTTGCGGGTCACTACCTTGACCATCGTTAAGCCCAACACCTGTTTCACAGTCCAACTGTAACGAATGGTGAGTTGTGCGTCTTAGAGTGTTTGCACCCGTAGGCAGTGCGCGCCATGAACGGAGCCACTTCTGAGACGAACCGTTATCGTCATAGGTGTTCAAGTCCAAAGCGTAGAGTTTACCGTTTTCGTAGTCGCCTACGATGGTTTCACCATTGAACGCCACTTGGCAGTTACTACGATGCCGCACAAAGTTCCCGTTTACAAACCCTGCGCGTTCATGCCACATTTGAGTAGACGCATCGTATACCCAAGTGGCATTTGCACTGGGAAAAGTAAGCACATAGAATGCGTGGCCGTCTTGCTGATAGGTGTATGCAACCGCGTCTGAAATATCATTGTACTGCTGAATTTGCCACTCCATCGCATGAGTAGACACGCGAACCCCTGTGTACCCGTTAGCTCGGTAAACGATGCCTTTACCGCGAGCATCTGAACCTAGCCAGAACACACTGTTGTCGAGCTTGGCTACCGAGAAGGTAGCAGCACAGCCTATCTCATTGAAAGCGCCTTGTATGCGGTCTAACGGTGAACCTAATGAACCAGTGTTGTACCACACTTCGCACGAATTACTGCCGAATAACCACACTTCGCGGTGGTCTATAATCATAGCGGTAAGGTTATCAGGCGCACCGTTTACAACCGCATAGTCAAGCCCGTCTACACTGGTACCGTCCAATAACGCAGTCACCCACACATTTTGACTATTGGGTTGGGTGAACACAAACATTTCGTCAAGATACCCTACTTGGGTAGCACCCATAAAATCAGGGTCAGTTATCTGCGTTAGCGTTAACGCCCCATTGTCGTAAATATAACCGTAGGTGCCAGCAGCAATGAACAACTGCACCCCGTTATCAGCCATGCTTACTAAGCCGGAACCCGCTATACCACCAATAACTGTCGCTGCATAGGCGGTAGTCACCTTGTATAAAGTAGTTCCAGATACCACATAGCACAGCCCACCGTAAGACCACATCCCACGAATAGGACCGTTACCCACAGTAGCCAGCAACCGCAGCCCAGGTGCACGTTGAAGGAATGCCGCTTCTTTACCACCTTCAGGCAGTAGCTCAGGGAACAAGTTAACCATGCGGTTATCATCAGCATTTGTACTGCGCGCCACATAGCTTGAGCCGAGGATAGGCGACTTCATTAGAAGTTACCCGCGAAGATATTAAACCGTTGACGGTTGCCAGTTAAGGAGTAAGGCAGTGCCATTAAGTCGCCAGGGTCGTTTATGCGCTTAAGGTTGCGCTTACTGGTCATGGCGATACGCTGCACTTGGGCGGAAGGTTCTACACCGAACTCAGGCGCTATTTCACAAGCCAGATTGTACGCGAATGCGCGCAAGTAACCAGGTGGGAACGATAGACTTGTAGCCAGTGTTGCAGGTTGGGTAAGCGCCTCAGCACTAACGAAATGAAACTCCAGCGATTTAGTAGGCACTGGGTAGATTGTCATTTCAATATCAGGATTGTTCGGGTTAACCCACATCACTTGCGGATAGGTGCTAGTGACTGTTTTAAACGCAATACCGTTGTACTGCTGTTGGTTGATAAACCGAATCCCGTAGGATATACCACTGGAAGCATCGCGAAAGTAGGTGCTATCGTCCAATGTAGTAGGGCGAAAGCCTACGAAGTCACCTGTTGGCCCCAATGTACGGCTTGCGGTATTAGCAGGCCATGTAAAAACTTGGTCGTGGGTATTGTAAACCGCTAACCGCTCGGTGCTCCATGAGTCGAGCATTTGGTTCAATGCTGTTAAAGCATCGGCTGACATTTCCGAGGATGGTGTTTCACCTTCAGCCAGTACACCTAATAACCGAAGTGCCCTATTAATCTGGTCGCCAGCAGTAGCCATCGAACACCCTTATTAAAAAACCCCGCCGAAGCGGGGAAACAACCATGAGGAAATTAAGCCAAACGCTGCAAAGTCCAAGTACCAACGCCAGTTTTATAGGCGCGGAATCGACCAGTAGTACCCGCAGTAGCAGCGATTGTAGCAAGACCAGTGATAGTCCAGCCAGTACCCGCAGTCATGGTGATTACACCAGACGAGCTACCGTTGATATTGCACACGCTGAAATCGAAGGATGAACCAACTTTAGCATTTACCAGTGCAGCCTCGGTTAAGGCGACAGTGGGTAAAGTGTAAGCTGATGCAGTAGTACCAGGTGAACCATTGATAATGCCAGTAAGTAACTGAGCAATGGTCAAAGTAGCACCAGTTGTAGCAGTAGCAGGGGTGGGTTGGGTGCCAAGGATGACTTCGTTTAAGTTACCATCACCTAGTTGACGACCACCACCGATAGAAGGAAGAGCCATAATCAATACCTTTAAAGTTGAGGAACTACGGGGCTATTAGCCCCACAGACGACACGCCATTTCAGGACGAATCACAGAGTAACCGTAAAGCACATCAATACGAGTGGGCATACGGTCATTGTTAATATCGTACTGAGTCACCAAACGCAAGCTGATACCGTTGTGTACTTGACGGGAAGCCATGTGTACACCAGTGGGCATTAACAAGTCAGCAGTCGCGAAGGTAATAGCGTCTTTGTGGTAAACGATATTCTGAGGGTAAGCAGTGGCAGCAGTTCCCAACATGGTAATCGCGGCACTAGCAGCAGGTAAGGATGTTACAGTAGCCAGTGCTTGATTGGAGTCGTACAATGCGGGGCTGATGCTCAGTGTAGCAGTGGACGAACCAGTGGCAGCAGCAGTAACCGTGAACTGTTGAAGCGCGCCTGTGCTTTGGCGAGTTTGAGGGTTAACTGCGTAACAACCGGCGATAGTGAACACATCACCCACATTCCAAGTCTTGCTCGAACCAGTGAAGCTGATACCTAAAGTGGTAGCACCTTGGGTGGTCACGGTAGAGGTTACAGTGATTGAAGTGCCCCAGTCACCAGTGGTGAAGCTGTTGATGGACTGAGACATGGCAATTTCATCATAACCCAGAACACCAGTACCCATCATGCCGCTTTTAAACTGCTTGCTGATTACATCGGTGGGGTTGAAGAAGCCTTTCATGCCTTCCACTAAACCGGCATTTGCAGCGGGGTTAACCACAGCGAAACGGTTGTTCATGGGCGAAGCAAACTCATTCAACTTTTGCTGGGCAGACAACAACACAGCAGAAGTGGCAGGAGTAGTACCAGGAGTACCCACAGAGTTGTAAATGCTGGAGAAGCAACTGGCGACATCGGCATCTACGGAAGCAGCCAATTGGCTAACACGAGGCTTCAACACCAAGTCAGCGAACTTGTCTAACGACATTGTAAGCTCGGCAGTGGTGAAGTTAATGCCAATATGCTTCTGACTGGATACAGTCAATGTGGTGTACTGTTGGTTTTCGTCTTGCACTTGCAAGGCGGCACCATCAGTAACTAAAGCGCGGTCGGGTTTACGAATGCGCAAAGTTGCACCGATTTTAGCACCTTCGTTTGCAAAGGAACTATCGTATTCACGGTTCACATTGCGAGTGACGACAAGATTATTCTCAAGGATTTGTAGCGCCTTAAGGTTAATCATATCAGGGGTTAGGATATTATTAGCCATTGTATATACCTTGTTTAGTTAGCGTATTTTGCCTTTATCGCTGCCGCTTCGCGTTGATTCTCTCGTTCTATCCACTCGGACGCGCTCATTGTTTTAGTAGAGCGGCTGTCTGTTGTGTCATAAACGGGTGCGGTTGCACCGCGAGTATTAACGGGCGAAATGGGCGCGGGGGCGCTGGATGTTTTCTTAACAGGTGGAGCGCTCGATAACTTCGCTTCCAGCCTTGCTAATGCCGCACCTTGTTGTGCAACCGTCATTTCAGAAATTCGCACAGCTTCTTCTCGGTTTTTACCCAAGTAGTAAGCTAAGTCGGGGCCTACATCAGAGCTTCGAATTATCTCGGCCATTGCGTTAGTGACTGGCACATCTGGGCTAAATGCGACTGAATCAAAATCATCGTATTTATCCCGAACCGTTTCCACTCGTTCATGGAATGACTCGTTAATTTCATGCTCTCGTTTAGCCCTTTCCCGCTTCTCAAGTAGCTGTTCAGCGAGTTGTTCCGCCTTTGCCGATGCGTATGCCTCCACATCACTGAACTGGTCAGGTGTTACAGGCTCCACAGGTGCAACTGGCGCAGGCTTATTTCTTAGTTCACGCTCGATTTTCCTGCGCTCAGTAGCTAAGCGTTTACCAACTACCGCGTCTAGTTCTTCTTGCGTGAACAATTTAGGTTGTTCTACAGGTGCTTCTTCCGGCTGTGTAACATTGGTATCAACTGTTGCCGACTCAGATTGTACCAGCGCGGAAGAATCCGCTAACATTTCTTCTGACATAATGAATCCTTAGATTCCCTGGTGAGCCTCGCCAGTACGGTTTTTACAATTACTGCGACAATGCAGCCGCAGTAGCTTGAAACTTGGCAACGCGAGCATCT